CATGCAACACCTAAATGTGCTTTGTTTTATACTGATGGTGATAATGTTAATGCACCAGACCCTTATACAGGAAATAGTACTTTTAAAGCATATTCAAATAATTCAGCTGCGAGATTGTACTTATCAGCAGACTTATAAATAGTTTTATATAATTAACAGGTGATTTTATTATGTTATTAGACAGTAATCAATGGTTTTATTTTTGTGAGGGAGCAATACCTACTCACACATGTGAAGAAATCATAAGATATGGAAAGTCTTTAACCCCATATGAAAGTGAAACAGGTGTTAGTGATTTTTGCTTAGATGATGATGAAAAAATAAATCATAAAAAAGAAACAAGAAATAGTAAAACATCTTGGATTAATCAACCTTGGATTTATAACTTACTAAGTCCTATTTGCAACTATGCAAACAACAGTTCATGGAGATTTAATATTTCCTCTAGAGAATTTGTACAATTTACAGAATATAATCCAGGCGGACATTACAATTGGCACCACGATACCTCTAGCAACCAAAAAAATTTGGTTAGAAAAATTTCTTTAGTCGTTCAATTATCAAACCCTAAAGAATATGAAGGTGGAAGTTTTGAATTTAATTTACGAGGACTAGATGGTATGGCACAAGATACAAAAGTTATTCCACCACCTGAATTTAAAAAACAAGGTTCAGTTTTAGTATTTCCTAGTTTTTTGTGGCATAAAGTTAATAGTATAACAAAGGGAACAAGATACTCTTTGGTTATGTGGACATTAGGAGAACAATTAAGATGAGTTTATTAAATAAAAAATATGTAGTAATTAAAAACATATTGTCAAAAGAATTAGTAGATGTATACTACCAGTATATAAAATCTAAAAAAATGTTTTTAAAAATTTGATTAATACTAGTCATATAAATCCTTTTAATAGAGATTATGGAGTTATGGGAGATGAACAATCCCCCAATTCATATTGTGCATATGGAGATATTTTATTTGATAATATTTTAGTAAATTTAAAATCTAAAATAGAAAAAGAAACAAAATTAAAGTTATCTGAAATGTATACTTATGTCAGAATTTATGAACAGATGTCAGAATTGAAAAGACATAAAGATAGAGGTTCTTGTGAGGTATCAGGAACAATAAATTTAGGTGGTGACCCATGGCCAATTTTTATAGACCCCAATCCTAAAAATGGTAAACGCAAAAGAGATGGAACATATGTTCCAGGTGGAGAAAAGGGCGTAGAGATTTTATTGAAACCAGGTGATTGTATGTTATATATGGGTATGGAATGTGAACATTGGAGAGAACCATTACTAGATAATGAATGTGTACAAGTTTTTTTACACTATAGACAAACAAAAAATATGAAACCTGAAGATGAATTTGATGGAAGAGTATCTTTAGGTATGCCTGATTATACACATAATAAAGATAAATAGTTAAATGGGAACAGATGATATAATAAATAAGTATCTAGGATTAGAAACAGAAGATTCTAAACAAGAATCTAAGCCACCTGCTGTCGTAAGAAAAGAAGATAAAGACACAGATGTAGATAACGACCATGATTATTCTAGAGAGGCGTATTACGATTTAATACAAAAAGGTCAAGAAGCAATAGATGGCATACTTGCTGTCGCAAAAGAAGGAGAACACCCAAGAGCATATGAAGTAGCATTAAATGGCATAAAACAAGTAAGTGATACTGTTGATAAATTACAAGATTTAAATAAAAAATTAAAAGATTTAAAAGAATTGCCTAAAACTGCCGACACCAAAATTCAAAATGCTTTATTTGTAGGTTCAACTGCTGAATTACAAAAGATGTTAAAGAAAGATGAAAATACTAAAAGCAAAGTCATCAACACTAAACACAGAGATATTTCAGATAAGTGATTTAGCAATTACTAAACACGGATTTGTTCTAGAAGATATACTTAACGGTGCTGAAATGATAAACCCTATTGAAGTGCATAGATGTACAAACAAAGGTACATATGGTGCATTGGGTAAACCATATAAACAAGGGTTACTCAAAGTAATTAAGGGTAGTCAAAGAGTTACTACAGCAATAAAACTAGGTTATACACACATAGAGGGCATATATGTCTGACGCTTACTTAGGAAATCCTAACTTAAAAAAAGTAAATACACCTGTTGAGTTTACAAAAGAACAGGTAATAGAGTTTCGCAAATGTGAAAACGACCCATTATACTTTATTAAAACTTATGTGCAAATTGTATCATTAGATGAAGGACTTGTGCCATTTAACATGTATGGATTTCAAGAAGAAATGGTACAGACAATGCATGATGAAAGATTTACTATATGTAAACTACCTAGACAGTCTGGTAAATCAACTACCATTGTCTCTTATCTATTACATTATGCACTTTTTAATCCTAACTGTAACATTGCTATACTAGCAAACAAATCATCTACAGCAAGAGATATATTAGGTCGTTTACAACTTGCATATGAAAACTTGCCTAAGTGGTTACAACAAGGTGTAATTAACTGGAACAAGGGGTCGATTGAATTAGAAAACAAATCTAGTATTGTGGCTGCCTCAACATCATCAAGTGCAATTCGTGGTGGTTCATACAACATCATATTCTTAGATGAGTTTGCTTTCGTACCGGCAAATATTGCCGAACAGTTTTTCTCATCTGTATATCCTACAATATCATCTGGTCAAAAAACTAAGATGATTATAGTATCAACACCTCATGGTATGAATATGTTCTATAAACTATGGGTAGACGCTCAAAACAAACAAAACGATTACATACCTATTGAAGTTCATTGGTCAGAAGTTCCTGGTCGTGATGAAAAGTGGAAAGAAGAAACAATACGAAACACTTCTGCTGAACAGTTTCAACAAGAGTTTGAATGTGATTTTTTAGGTTCTGTTGATACACTCATTGCACCTACAAAGATTAAAAATATGCCTCATACAACACCAATAGAATCTAAAGGTGGTTTAGATATGTATGAGAAACCTGTAAAGGGCAAAACATATGTATGTACTGTTGATGTCGCAAGAGGTACAACAAATGATTACTCAGCATTTATTGTATTTGATTGTTCACAAGTGCCTTATCGTGTTGTTGCAAAATATAGAAACAATGAAGTTAAACCATTTGTGTTTCCAAATATAATACATCAAGTTTGCACAGGTTATAATAAAGCACATGTATTAGTAGAAGTAAATGATTTAGGACAACAGATATCAGATACATTACAATACGAAACTGAATATGAAAATTTATTAATGACAACTCAAAGAGGTCGTGCTGGTCAAATACTAGGTGCTGGTTTTTCAGGTAGAGGGTCATCACTTGGTGTTAGAATGACAAAATCAATTAAAAAATTAGGTTGTTCAAATATAAAGACATTGATAGAATCAGACAAAGTAATGATAAACGATTTTAATATTATAGAAGAAATGTCTACATTTTCAAAAAGAGGAACATCATGGCAGGCAGAAGAAGGCAGTAATGATGACTTGATGATGTGTTTAGTCATATTTGGTTGGTTATCTAATCAAGACTATTTTAAAGAATTAACAGATTCAAATATCAGAAATCAACTTTATGTTGAACAACAAAATCTTATAGAACAAGACATGGCACCCTTTGGTTTCGTAGATGATGGTATAGAAAGACCAGGCGAAGAAACAGAAGTAGACATGTATGGTACAGTATGGCACCCTGTGGTCCGTAAAGGTGAATAATTAGACTTTAGTAATATTATAAATAGAAGCAGTGAAATTTTTTATATATGGAGTATGAATAATACAACTATGGTCACTAATTTAATATTAAATTAACGGAGAATAACCTTATGGCATTTCAAGTATCACCTGGTGTTCTCGTACAAGAGAGAGATTTAACTAGGATTATACCTGCTGTTTCTACCTCTATTGGTGCTGTTGCTGGCGAATTTCGTCAAGGACCATTAGATGAAGTAGTAAGTATTTCTAGTGAAAATGAATTAGTAGAAACATTTGGAAAACCAGATTCAAATAACTTTGAAGACTTTTTTTCAGCTGCAAACTACTTACAATATTCTAATTCTCTAAGAGTAGTACGAGCTTCACAGACTAATCTGGTGAACGCAACTACAACTGGTTGTGGATTACAGATTAAAAATACTACCCATTATCAGGATAACTATGCTGATGGTTCTGGCGTTGTCGGAACTTTTGCAGCTAGAACTGCTGGTTCTTGGGGAAATACTTTATTGGTGTCTACATGTCCAAGTGCAACTGCTTATGAAGAAGAAGGTGCAACTACTGTAAACGATTCATCAACATCTGTTGGCGATACAACTATTATAGTAACAGACGGAACAGCATTAAATGTTGGAGATATTATTTCTTTTTCAACAACGGCTGCAACTAATGACTATGATGACGGACATCAATATAGAATAACAGGCATTTCTACTCATACTTTGACAATTGTTCAAAAAGAAAGTGGAAGTGGAGGTCTCTTAACAACAATAACTGACGGTGCAAATGTAAGAAGAAGATGGAGATATTACGATTCAGTAGGAACTGGTCCTGGTACTTCAGCTTATGTTTCTGACCGTTCAGGTTCTGGCGATGAAATTCATGTTGTCGTAGTAGATGAAGATGGAGAAGTTACCGGAGTACCTGGTTCAGTTTTAGAGACTTATGAAAAATTATCAAAGGCGGCTGACGCTAAAACTCCTCAAGGAGATTCAAATTATTACCCAGATGTAATTTATGCAAAATCACAATATGTTTATTGGATGGACCATAATACATCAGGTACTAATTGGGGTTCAAACGCTTCTGGTACAACATTTACAGCAGTAAATACACCTACATTAGAATCACTATCTGGTGGTGCTAATGGTTCAACTGTAACTACTGGACAAAAGAAAACTGCTTATGAAAAATTCCAAGACGCTGAAACAGTAGATGTTGGATTAATCATAGCTGGTTCTGGAGACGGAACACATGTTGATAACTTAATTACAATTGCTGAAAACAGAAAAGACGCTGTTGTATTTGCAAGTCCTGAAAGAGCAGATGTAGTAAATGTATCAAACTCAGAAACACAAAAAACTAATGTACTAGGATTTTTTGATTCTAGAAATTCATCATCTTATGCTGTATTTGATAGTGGATACAAATATATGTATGATAGATACAATGATGTATATAGATTCGTTCCTTTGAACGGAGATATGGCTGGTCTAGCTGCAAGAACAGACTTAGTAGCAGATTCTTGGTTCTCACCTGCTGGTTTCAACAGAGGGAATGTAAGAGGCGTAGTTAAACTTGCTTTTAATCCATCTAAATCTCAAAGAGATGAATTGTACATGAAACGAGTAAATCCTGTTTGTACTTTCCCAGGACAAGGAACTGTTCTGTTTGGAGATAAAACAGCATTATCATCACCAAGTGCTTTTGATAGAATCAATGTAAGAAGACTATTCATTACATTAGAAAAGGCGATATCAACTGCTTCTAAATTTCAACTCTTTGAATTTAATGATGAATTTACAAGAGCTAACTTTAGAGCAATTGTTGAACCATTCCTAAGAGAAGTACAAGGGCGTAGGGGTATTACAGACTTCTTAGTAGTTTGTGATAATACAAATAACACAGGCGATGTAGTAGATAGAAACGAATTTGTGGCAGAAATATTTGTCAAACCTAATCGTTCAATCAACTTCATTAAACTTCAATTTGTTGCAACTAGAACAGGTGTAGCATTTGAAGAGGTCGCTGGATAATAGGAGATTTAAAAAATGGCAAGTATAACCGATTTTAAAGCTAAACTATCTGGCGGTGGCGCTCGTGCCAATCAGTTTAAGGTAGTAATGCCTTTTCCTGGTTACGCTCAAGTAGGTGGCGAAATTGAAGAACTAGCGTTCTTATGTTCGGCAACTAGTTTACCTGAAATGACAATAGGTACATTAGAAATACCTTTTAGAGGTAGAAATATAAAAATTGCTGGCGATAGAACAATAGGGGATTGGTCAATTACTGTATTAAATGACACTAACTTTAAATTAAGAAATGCATTTGAAAGATGGCAAAATGGTATCAACAATATGTCTGATAACGAAGGATTAACAAATCCTGCTGATTATCAAGTAGACGCTTTTGTTGACCAACTTGACAGAAACGGTGCAACAATTAAAA